GGGGTCGCAGAGCGCGGATTGTATAGAGTCAGCAATTTTTTTGAAAAATCATTGCAATGAGCGAACCGCTTGTTGAAATAAGCGCATTTGCCCGTAGACTCTTGCTATAGTGCAGTGCGTTGAGTATAGTGCCCCCTAGTGTCGTATCGTTACGTGAGGATTAAAGACGTGGCAGAAAGTGTAAAAAATTTAAAAAAATTAACGCCAGAGCAGGTCACAGGAGGGCTTGCGTTAATCATTAAACAACGTAAAAACTTCTTTGGCTCGAAAGATAATGGCAGATTAGTCAGTGCTACGGACTTGTCTAAGATACTTGGTTGCGACCTTAAAATCATAGCAAAATGGCGTGACGAGGGATGCCCCTGTCTTCCTGACCCAAGAGGTAATGATAGATACCTTTTTAGTACTGCCTTGGTTTTACAATGGCGTTACGAGACAGATGCACAGTCGATAATTAACCAAGTCGATATTTTTCAGCCTAGTCTCAACGATGCGATAGAGTCGAGAGAAGCAGACCGCAGATTTAAGGTTGCTAAAGCGTTACGTGAGGAACTTGAACTGGCAAAGGAACAGGCATTGGTCGCTAACATTGACGATTTGATGTACGACTTTGGTTCAGCGTGCGGTAGCGTTAGGGCAAAGTTAATGAGTTGGCAATCTCGACTTCCGGGCTTACTTGCTCATAAAGACGAAAAGGTGTTAGCTGATTTGCTCGATAATGAGATACGTGACGTATTAGAATCATTAGTTGTGTATCAACATGAAACCAAATAGGGAAAATTTTAGAGGTTCTTTGGATTCTACATCTTGTGAGGGTCTTTGTGATTTACTTAGGGTTACTTCACCTATAACTCGCGTAGTAATACAAATGTACTTTGTGCAAGGTGTACCTATATCGGATATTCTTTCTTTTACGGGTTACAAAAGCACTAACGTTAAGCGGTGCATAAAAAGTACCAACGAAGCTTTATTTTATATTGTTGAATTATCGGAAAAATTAAAATGAAGTCAATCTCAGATATAGACGTATTAGAAACGCAACAGGTATCTAAAGATAAAATAAAAAAAGATTTAGAATACGCTTTTAGTACCCAATTTAAACCACCCCCAAAAATGAACTTGGTAGAGTGGGCTGATGCGTACCGTATTTTACCAGATAACAGCGCAGAACCCGGCCCTTGGAAAACAGCAAGAGTACCACCTGCTAGAGAACCAATGATTTCCGCTTCTGACCCCGAAGTTAACGAAATAACTATAATGTCGTGCATACAATTATTAAAAACAGAATTAATGATTAATATAACGTTGTTTTACATGCACCAAGAACCCTCACCTATCATGTATGTAGCACCAAAAAATACGATAGCTGAAGCATGGAGTAAAGAACGTTTTACTAAGTCTGCAAATGCTGTACTGGAAATTAAAAAGCTGTTATCAGACAATAGACGAGAGCAAGGTAATACTATATTACAAAAGCAATTTGCTGGTGGTCAGTTATCAATAGTATCTGCCCGTAACCCGGATGATTTGGCAATGAGAGCGTGCCGAATTATGTTGTTTGACGAATGTGATAAATACCCTTTTAACGTAGGCGCAGGTGAAGCAGGTAGTGGTGGTGAGGGTGACCCAATTGCAGTTGGTTGGGGTCGAGCAACAACTTACGGTAGGCGTGCAAAAAAAATTGTAGCTTGTTCACCAACTGTAGAAGGAAGAAGTCGCGTTCAAAAAGAATATTTAGCTGGTAATCAATGTGTCTATAATCAATCTTGTCCTAAATGTAATCACTCAAAAGAATTGATGTGGGATGATGTTGTTATCCCTGTTGATAAAGAAACGGGTGAATACTTAGCGTTTGAATCTTATATAGCTTGCAGCGAGTGTTCGCACAAATGGACTGAAGGCGAAAGATTAAGAAGTATTAACTCAGGTTTCTACGTACCTAAGCGTCCACAAGTAAAACATCATCATAGTTTTAAAGTAACGTCACTGGCAAGCCCATTTACGCCTGTAACGATGTTAGCAGACGAATTTGTTAAGGCAATGGGTGACACTAACCTATTAAAGACGTTTTACAACACTCGCATGGCTAGGACGTGGAAAGAGGTAGGTGAACAACCCGAATGGCAAGATATTTATGACCGTAGAGAAGACTATAAAATTGGTGTCATACCTAAAGGTGGCTTAATGCTAACAATGGGTATAGACGTGCAAAAAGCGGGTATATATTGGGAACTAGTAGCCTATGGTAGAAAGCGCAGAAGTTGGTCTATTGATTGCGGGTATATGACTGGTGATATTAACGAGGATAGTTTCAGAGAACAAATAAAAGAGTTGTGGGGCACGACTTGGAAAAACCACAGAGGCATAAACATGGTTTCTGAAGTTGTTTGTATCGACTCAGGTTATGAAACGAATGCTGTTTACTCGTTAGTAAGAGAATACGGTGATAACAGAGTGCGTGCGATAAAAGGTGATAAAGAAGGTAACCTTCGCACTGGTGTTGGTACACCTACTGCTGTCGATGTGGATTATGCAGGTAGAAAAATACCAAGGGGATTAATGTTATGGCATGTTGGTTCTTCAGTATTAAAAGAACAATTTTATTCTTGGTTAGGTCTAAAAAAACCAACAGATGAAGCGCAAATTGCAGGTGCTAAATTTCCTAGTGGTTATTGTCATTTTCCAATGTTTGACGAGGAATATTTCAAGCAAATTACTGCTGAACAAAAACTTATCATTACTAACAAAAGAGGTTTCGAAGTTTACTCTTGGGAAAAAACTCGTAAGGATAATCACTACTTAGATTGTAGAATATATGCTAGGGCTGGTAGTGTAATGCTTCAAATTGACCGAATGAGAGAAGAGGATTGGGATTTAAGAGAAGCCAAGCTTGACGGGACAAAACTTGACATTTCAGATGCTACAAAAGATACTGTTACTAATAAGCCTAAACGCAGGCGAAGCGAGTGGCTAAACAAATAAGGATTGCACAATGGCAGCGACATTCACACCTAATGAAATAGTGCAGGCAAAGAAGCGATTACTAATGAACGTGTTGCGCGTGCGCGAGGGTGATACTTGGGTCGAGTATGGTAGCCCTGAAGCACTACGACAAGCCATTCGTGATGCAGAAGCAGATGTTAGCGGTGGCAATAAACCACGCGGCACTCGATTGGTAAATATAAGTTCAGGGTACTAAACATGAATTTTCTTGACAGAGTAGTAGGCTATTTTAACCCGGAAGCAGGGTTAGCTCGTATGCAACATAGGTCAGCTATAACGGCGGTTCGTGAATATAACGCTGCGACTAATAGTAGACGAAAGGGCAACCTAAGAAATCGTAATACTAATGCTAGTAGTGAGTCGGGTCGTTTTGCTAAAAAACTTAGCGGAATATCACAAGAGTTAGTTAGGAACAATCCTCTTGCTCAACGCATAAAAATGATTTACGCCAGTAACATAGTTGGTGCGGGTGTCAACGTAGATATTACAGGTAAAAACGCACGGGTTGCTGAAGACTTCACAAAATACTTCGATGATTGGGCCAGTAGCACAAATTGCGACTTTGACGGTCATAATACGTTGTCCGGGCTGATATGGTTGATTGGTGCAACAGTCGTTGAATGTGGTGGTGTCTTTATACGCTTACACGTTAACTCAGCAATGCGTGTTCCGCTTCAAATACAGCTTATAGAACAAACTTACCTTGACCCCACAAAAGATAAAAATAATTTAAGTGAAGAATTAATTATTAACGGTGTTCAATACAATAAAAATGGTCAAATTGACGGTTATCATATTGATATTGACAAAACTGGTACAGACCAACGCGGTATCGCCAATAGTAAATTTTACAAAAAAGATTCTGAAATTATACACGTTTTCAGACGTGAAAGACCGGGACAACATATTGGTGTTTCTTGGTTAGCCCAAATAGCAACACAGTTAGACCGTTACGACACTTTACAAGACGCTAAGGTAATGCAGCAGCAAATTGCAGCGTGCCTTGCTGTGTTGATTGAAGAGTCTCCTTCTGCTATGGGTACTGCTGACTCAACAGGCGGTCAAGATGGTACGCCCTTGGTCGATAAGTTAGAACCGGGTATGATTGAATATGTGCCAGCAGGTGCAAAAGCCCACGTTATTACGCCCCCGCGTGCTGATGATTCTGCACACTTCATAACTGAATTAAAAAACGATATGGCAGTAGGTGCAGGTTTGAACTATCAGCAGCTTACAGGAGATTACAGCAAGTTTAATTTTGCGTCCGGTCGTATGGGTATGATTGAATTTAACAGAAGTCTCGATTGCACTCAGCAGTTTATGCTCGTACCCCCGTTGAATAAAATCATGGATAAACTCTTTAATTTGTTTCAAATACAGAAGGGTACTAACACTGAAATTAAAGTAGAATGGGTATTCCCACCACGGGCTGCTGTTAATCCAAAAGAAGAAGTTCAAGTAGCTGTTATGAAAGTAAGGTCTGCATTAATGACCCCACAAGTCGCTGCCAAAACATTCGGCACAAAACTTGAAAACGTTGTTGATGGTTGGACAAAAGCCTATGAAATGATGGGTGATTTACCTTTCGATATTAGGCCCGATAATTTTAGTTCCGCAGGTAATCAGTTAGATGATAACGATGCTGCAAGTAAAAATAATCCTAAATCCGCAGGTGACCAGCAAGACAGCGAAAATGACCAAGACACCGAATAAAGGTATTAATTTTATGAACCAAAGTGACGAGCAGCGTTTATTTTCCGATGTAGAGTTAATAAAGCAAAAACAAAATCATACGGATGCGACCTTAGAAAAAATGCTGCAAGAATTTATCAATCATAGTTCTGCGACCAATGAGAACTTAACTAATTTGACTCTTTCCTCACAAGAATTAGTTTTTGAAACTCGTAGCGTAAATAAGCGCATCGAGAATATTGAAGCGGAGAACCAGCGACACGTAATCGCTAACGT